GCCGGTGTAGCAAATAATGCTAGAAGACACATTAGTACAATTAGTACTGCTGTAAATCTGTAATCCATCCTGGCAATCTCCATGATTCATAAATCCTTACTTAACTATTATCGCAACTATTAAAACTATAAATACAAGACATTCTATCTTGTGCTCTGTCCAGTAATGAATAGCCTTACTTTTTATTTTATTAATCATTTTTTTTCTCCTCTATTTCATAAAAGAACCTGTCTGTATCTTCGGTACGCCAGGCGCTACTATCTTCAACGTTCCATTCAGAAGTTTGCACTTTCCAGTCAGGAATATCATCTTTCATTGTAAAAGAAGGTATATCCCATATACATCTGTTGTTAGGTTGTGCTGCAAAATTGCCATCATCTAAGGCAATTATGTGTGCGCACTTATGTTCGTGCGGTATCTCTGAATGATCAGTGTCTAGTATATTACTCTCTGGATGTGCAAAGTCAACTGTAAATAAATACTTTCCGGTGTGCCATTTTTTATCTTTACCAATATACTTACCAGCTTGTCCGTCTAGTATATCCCAACGATGAACAGAAGGATAATAAGAAAAACAATTCCAGAGCTGTAGTTCATCAAGTCTTCTTCTGGGCACTCCGGATGATTCAAATCCCTGTTGAATAAATGCGCTAATTGGTAAGCGATAAAATATTGCACCGTTTTCCATAATAGCATGAAATAGTATAGCCCGACCTGTAAGAGCGCTAAGACCAAAGATAATACAGTCAGCAACTTCTCCATGATGTTTTTTAAGATCATATAAATACTCTTTTTTTATTTGTGCATAAGTTGGTGGTATGTTTGCATTTAAGTAAGCCATAATTTATCCTCATTTAATATTACCCCAGTTTAGTCCAGATTCATAGTCTACTTTGTTATTAACTTTAAGAGGTATTGCAGTTTCCATTGTTTTTTGTATTGTGGTCTGTGTTTCTTGATCCTTGATTGATACACAAAGTTCATCGTGTATTTGTATGTGAGGAACAATACCTTTTTCATATAATAATACCATTGCCTTTTTTGTCATATCTGCAGCGGACCCTTGTATCAATCTATTAAGAGCTTTGTATGTAAAAGCAGGAGTAAAGTATTGTTTAAACCAATCTTCTCTTTCTTGTTCTGTAAGATCTTCTACTTTTCCCAAACCACCTTTGTCTTTTGCTTTAGATTTAGAATTAAATTGTAATTTAAATTTAGACCAAGCGTCATCTCTTGACATAAGTTTAGGAGCAATCCATTCTCCTTCATATTTAATTGTTCCATCTTTTTGTTTTACTTCTTTTGCTTCAGGATCCCACTCTTCAAACTTACGTAGCTTATTGTTCCATCTTTTGTTAACACTTTCATATTTATCAAATCTACAAAATCTATCTTCAAGAGTAAAAACTAATTTGTTTTTTGTAGCAAAAGTCATTAAACCATCTGATAGTTTTTTAACAAAAGGAATTTTTCTATGGTAGGTATCAAACAATACTTTAGCTTGGTCCTTATCTAAATTTAACTCTGTTTGTAATTTACCTTTACCCATACCATAAAATAAACCTAAGTTAATTGTCTTGGCTTGCTTTCTAGGTATGTTTGCCATATCAGCTACTATCTGATGAAAGTCTGCTTCATCATTATTAAATTTTTTCTTTAATTCTTCTGTTTCTGGTAATTTATGTTTTATAGCATAATGCACTACAATCCTTGGTTCTTGTTGAGAATAGTCAAAACTACCCCATGTATGGCCGTCTTCGGGTATAAAAAGCTCTCTCATCTTCTTTCCTATGAAACCTTTAGAAGGAATCTGTTGTAGATTAGGATTAGACATACTAAATCTACCTGTTACAGTTCCACCACCATCTCCTCGTATTTGATTAATGTCAGCATGTATTCTGCCTTTGTAAATATATCCTTTGAGTCCTTCTACAAAAGTATTTAAAGCCTTATCATATTCTCTTGCTTTAGCTACATATCTTAAAAATCTATTACTGTGTGTTTTTAAATAATCTTTTGGAAGTTTAGGCATTCCAGATTTAGGAGTCTTAGCATAGTCTTTTATTTTTTGATTTTCTAAAAGATTTTTTAACGAAGAAGCTGCCCATATTTGTACGTCAACGTTTGTTTTTAATTTAATAAATCTAATTATTTTATTTCTACATCTCTCTAATCTTTTACCAAGTACGTTAAGTTTTTGGACATCTATCTTAACTCCTTTAAATTTCATTTCAACTAAACATGGAAACAATTTTGTTTCCAATTCAAATATATTTCTACAAGTATACTCTTTATTGTTTTCAGGTTTTATGTATAATACTTCATCTAATTTTTTATTAAATAATTTCCATAATTTTAAAGTTAAATTTACGTCTTGTTTTGCGTAATCTTTTACTACAGTAGAAGGTAGTTTGTGCATATTAGACATAGGATCTTTTTGCATACCACCAGACCATCCAAAAGTTTTTTCTTGCAAATCATATTTATATTTTTCTTCATTAAGATAATCTTTTGATAGTGCATCAAGTGAGTATTTAAATCTGTTTTCATCAATGACAGATGCCGCTACCATAGTATCTACGATACGACCTTTAAGTTTTTTACCTGTCACTGCTTCAAGCCAGCAAACATCATACATAGCATTGTGAAATACTTTTGTAATTTTATCATTTTGTAAAAGTTTATCATTTATTTGATTCCAGAACTGTTCAAGTTCTTCACCCTCTACAACAGTATCAGAATGATGTATTGGAAAGTATACAGTATCTTTACTAGTAGCTACAGCTACACCAGTTATAAAACCATCTTTTCTAATTGCACCCAAACCTTTTGTTTTTAGATTAGGGTCATAAGTTTCTATATCAATAGCTACTGTGTCTATACCATTAAGGTCTAGATCAATTGGATGTTTACACATTATAATCCCTTTCTAATATCATTTCTAAGTAATGTATTGCTTTCTTAATATCTTCTTCTTTTCCTTTCATAGAATGCCTGCAAATATACTTTATAGCGTTGCCTTCTGCAAATAAAAATTTATTTTCATTTATAAACTCTGCAGGTTGTATGCTAAATTTTTTGTAGTGATTCCCGCCGTGTTGCTTGTCTAGTGATTTGTAACCTATTCCTTTAAATATACTTTTGTCTGTCATAGTTCTAAAATATCCCTTCTGTGATTTTGTATTCCTGCTAAAGAAGATCTACTTGGAGAAGAACTTCCTATACTCCAACAATCTATTCTACCTCTGCTGTAAGCAACGTAAGCTAATCTTACAGGTTCAAAACTACGAGGCTCTTGCCTGTAAATTGATAAATCAACTATCACATTGTCAAATGTTAAACCTTTTACTTTATGAATAGTATCATGTTTAACTCTTGGAGGTTTATCCGTGTCCATACCATTTATTAAAACTTTATTAATGTATGGTGTTTTTTCTATCAATTCTTTTTTAATTACGACTTGTGAGAACCTTTGAAATTGTTTTGCTTCTGGTTTAATAAAACCCATATCTATTAATTCTTGAATGTTATAATCTTTGTTAATCAAAGATTTTAATGTATCTACTTCACTTTTGCCGTGAGCTTTTACTGACTTACCTATTATCGGCCAGTAATCTAATATTTGTTGTTTAGAAACAGAAGCATTTAAAAAATTTTTCCAAGTTTTAAAACAACTAAAATGTTTTCTAGAAACATGAGGGTTTCCTGACAATAAAGAATAATCTATCCCGTTGTTCTGCAAGAATTCATTTATTCTTTTGTGAGTAGGGTTGCCTCTGTAAGTAAATAAAAAAGTATCATTTGTGTTTATTATTTTATTAATTAAAATATCTTTAGCCTGACAACTTTGTTCTAAGCTAGGAATCCAATATGATTTTCCAACAACATCTGTTGGAGTCCAGGTTCTTTGTGCGTAATTTCCATACTTTTCCCACACAGGTCTAATAATATTTTTACATACTTTGTTTATAGTTTGACTACATCTTAAACCTTCAGTAAGTTCATTTGCTTTTGCTTCTTTTGAATTAGCTAATGCATAGAAAAATTCAGGATCAGAACCTGCGTACTCATGGATAGTTTGATCTGCATCACCTATAAATATAAATTCCTCAGCTTTTGTGGCTGCTTTTTGTAAAGCTTGTATTTGAGGTTTACTACAGTCTTGAGCTTCATCTACTATTAAAACATCTATATCTTCTGGTATTTCTGCTTTAAATAAAAAATTATCTATCATATCTTCAAAAGATATTTTCTTATGCACACTTCTAAATGTGTTATATTTTTTTATCAATTTATATAACTGATCTTTGCTGTAAGGATAATAACGAGAAGGTTCGCAGACAGCCCAATACTTATCAAAAGTTAAACCTTTACCATGTGAGTGAGAACTATATTCATACACAGGATGTTTTTCCCAATTATTTTTATTCCAAATTCTCATAGATTGATTTTCACTACAAAATTTATTGTGTTCTTCTTGTTCATATTTTTGTAAAGGTAAGTACTCTGCTTTAAAATAAGCATGTATAGTACAAATTTGATCTTCTAATCTTGTATCAGGTACGTTTTGTATTTCTGGTAAACCCTTTACAGCTTTTCTAATTTCTTTTGCAGCCAGTACAGTATGAGATAAAACAACTATTCTTTCCCAAGAATATTTTTTTAACAGTTCAGCATATTTGTTTTTCAACCATCTATGAGTCTTACCGGTTCCTGGAGGACCCGGGATAAATTCTGGTGTCTTAAAACTATTCACCATCTGTTACCTCTCCTGCTTCATCTCCTATCACCACAGATTCTCCCTCCCATATTATTTTTTTATTACTAGTTGTCTCTCCTTCTATTACCCAAGCTACACAAGACTTGCCTTCATATTTACCACGATCTCTTTTAGCTTTTAAAATTGTTTGAATTTTATTAACAAGATCAACTCTTTCTAAATTTATTCTATTCTTAACTAATTCTTTTTCAAAGTTACTTAAATCAAATTCTATAGTAGATTTTTTTGAGTTATAGTAAGGTAGTTTATGAACAAACAATTGTTCTTTATCTGTGTATACACCTTTTATATCTAGATAATCTAAAAATATTCTTTTAAATTGTTCTCTATCTTCTGCCTCTTTTACATAATCTTTAGAAAATTTTCTTGCATAAAATTTAGCCATCATCATTTCTTCAAACTCTTTTGCTTTCATTCTTGGTAGCCAGACTTTTGCTTGGCTCATAGCTAAGTCATAAAATAGTTTTGGATTCATAAGTGATGCTCCATCGATCCATATTTTTCTTTGAACCATCTCTTCTTTTTCTGGAACATTTAAATAAACATTGTACCTGTTTGCTCCGTACTCTTCTATAAAATCAATAGTATCTTGTGATACTTGAGTTGTTATGTTTTGAAAAAGCCCAATCCAATTAAATAAACCTTGAATATTCCTGTGACTATATCCTGTAAGTTCATGAATTTTATTTACTCCAAACTTTCTGTCTGTTGTTCTAGTTGTAGTTCCTTTTTTTAATCTTTCCTTGACATCATCGTTTGCAGCTTCTGCAATTCTAGAAACAAATAAATCTATTTGTTCGTCTGTCCAATCTGAATTCTTAACTAATATTCCTGCAATTGCAGTACAATATTCATCTCTACTTCCTGTAGTTGGATATATGATTGTTAACGCTGCAGACAAAGCAGCTTTACCTACATCTATAAGTAAATTACCTTGATACTCTCTTATCTCTTCAAATTTTTCCCATCTCACATTTGTTTTTGATTTGCTATGTAAAGACCCAGGAACTATTGTATATCTTTTTCTTTCAGTCCTTAACTCACATATCATAGAACCATGTGGAAAATTTTTAAAATCTTTTTCAAACTCATCTGCTAATTTAAATTGTGTAAATGGAATTTTACTTTTATTTGACCAAAGATAATGACTAGTTGGATTGCCATCTCTTCCAAAAATTGCACCACAATCTTTTACATAAAAGTGTACAAATTTTTTTACAAACTCATTATCAACATCTAAGTCAACATCATTATCTAATCTTAATGCTATCTCTGCTGTTTCGTGATCCCTGTTCCATATATCTTTCTCTATTTTAAAATCTGGGTCAGTGTATTTCTTGACCTTGGGCGTACCCTTGAGACAGGGTATAATAACCCTTCCCAAATCTAACCAATCTATATAATTTATAGGTTCTTTATTCATTTATTATTTTTATTAAATTAAGAGCGGGCGGTATCCACTCTCGCTTCTCCGCCCATTCCTGCAGGAAATTATAAACTAAATTCTTTTTTTGCTTCTTTAGTTTCAACTTTAGTTTCAACTTCACCTTTACCTACGCTGATAGCAAAGTTCTTTGCCATATCGTAAATATTTTTATCCGCAACGGGACCTACTTTAGATACATCCCAACCAAACCATGTTCCTTTGTCGTTCTTCATTTGAACAGTAGATAGTTTGTAAATGTGGCTATAAGTTGGCGGTGTGAACAAACCATTCTTACCTTGCATTTTGATTCCCATCATCATTGAGTTCCATTTTCTACTAACTTTTAATTGAGTAGACTTCATAGAAATCAATGCAGTTTCCGGGTTATCACCAAGACAAAGCACAAAATGATTTGCAGTGTTCTCAAGATAGTTACCGCTTGGTAATCTATCTTTATAGTCTTTACCTCTGGTTGTTTGACTAACAATATCGCTGTCTGCCTCATGGATTGCAACAGGTGCACCTGAACTGGTACCTCTATCTTGCCATTCAACGTATTGTCTTTTGTAGTGACAAGGCACAACATTAATTTCGTTAAACAATTGATTTGTAACGGTATTAATTATTTTGCCAGGCTCTGCGCCTTCTACATATTTACCATCCATTTTATTTACTTCTGGAGATAATTGGCCCAAAATTTTTAAAAAAGGCAACGCAAGATCTTCTTGCGATATATTTTGAGCGCCTTGTTGTGCATCAACTTCCATATCAAATGTTGCTAATGCTCCTTCTTTTTTTGTTGTTACTTGGTTCAT